GGGGTTATTTAGCATTTTAAGCTCTGCTGCTGCGCCTTCGCCGCTACCGCCGCCACTACCACCTTTATAGGCTGTACCACGTCCGGCTGCAGTTGTATTACCGCTAGGGGAGATCATAGAAGGTTGTGCCGCAGCTCTTTTAGCTGCTTTCTCCTTAACTATCTCACGCATTGTCTCGTCTTGTTTTTTAGCTTCTTCACGTTGCTCTACTTTTTTAGCGTATTCTGGGTCTGATGTATAGAAGTCTTTTACTTTTTGACGTGCTTTTTCAGCGTTATCTTTAAGGTTTACTTCATCAATATCACCAAAGTCAAATCCGCTTTGGTTTGGGTTTGGTGCTTTAGCCATTATTTGCTCCAAAAACCTTGAAATAGATTAGCCATAATAGCTCCGATAAGTGCAGCAGCACCGCCAACACCAAGTAACATTCTCCAGCCCCCATGTGCTTCTACAAGAGTTTTCTGGATAGCTTGAACAGCTTCTTTAATCTGTTTCATTTCTTCAACCATTTTATCCATATCTGCCTGTAAGTGCTGAATATCGTTAGCGTGGGTTGCTAGCTCTCTAGCGGTTGAAATTGGGTCAATATCGCTCATCAGCATTTCCACCGTTTTAAACTAGCAGCTTTTCGTGTCGGCTTGCCGTTTTCATCTTTCATTGGGCCAGGCATACCAGACATTCTTGCACAGAACGACTTTTTACGTGATCCACCTTCAGGTTGCGGAGCCTTTAAATGCGACCCCGTTTCCTTATTATACTTCGCACGGCCTTTAGCTGTAAGTCCGGCCCCCTGAGAAACCGGAAGTTTCTCGCCTCTACCAACTGCAAGAGAGGGGCCTTTCTTCTTAGTAGCCATGTTATGCCATCGCTTCCTGACAAACTACGTTAACCTGAACTGTCGCACCAGCAGAAGAAGTAACAGCAATCGTCAAAATATCAGATACGTTACCTTTAATGTTAGTCAATACAGCAAAGAAGTTAGACAAATCAAGCTGTTGCAAACCATTAGGAGGGGTAGAAAACGCATATACAACCTCACCACCTGACACCGCAATAGAACTTAAATCTTGCTCAGCAAACGAGTTATAAGAACCTAATGTATTTAAAGCAACAAAGTTTGCATTTTGCAAAGACACTTGGTTAGTAGGTGTAGAAGCAATTAACTCAACCAAACAAGTAGCAGAAGAGTTCAACAACAACGTATTTGGCAATAATTGACCACGGTCAATCAAACCAATCTGATATAAGTTTCCAGATGCAGGAGAATTAGGCATTGGATTACCAGTAATGATGTCACCAAAAGTAATTGCACTAGTTGTATTGCTTGTAATGCGAGCTGTATACGGACTTACTGCACTTGCACTGGACACATAAGAACCCGGAGTTGTAGTACCAAATGTAATAGACGCAGTGGTAGTTGGGTTAGTTGTTGGGATCGTTACAGAGAAGATACCATTATAAGCTGTTGGATTAGAACCAGAAATAATAATAACCTCGCCTGTCTTCAAATTATGCGCAGAAGCAAACGTGATAACAGTTGAGTAAACAGTCAAACCTGCAACAGTAGAAGTTGTAGGAGCCGCAACAGAACTAATAGCTGGCAAACTAGCTTGGTAGTAAACAGACTTACCCACCCATTGATTTACACCCCAATATGTTCCTGTTGGGGGGACTGTAATAGTACCACCATTGGCTAACTGTATTGGTAAAACCATAGTTGTTGTTGTTGGTACGTTTTGGATTAACCAAGTTTGTGCTGGATAAGTAGTTGTACCTGTTACTGAACCAGATAAAGTGCCTTGTGTAGCACTAGTTTGGTATGTGCCATTACCGCCCGGGGCATACGATGTTACTGTTCCAGATACTTGCCCTGTAAATGCTTGGTTAACAGTAATAGTTGCACCATTTACAAAAGTAATAAATGTACCTTGGGCAATACCTGTACCAGCAATTAATTGTCCGGGGGTAAATGAAGTACCTGCCGCTAGAGTAACAATACTAGAACCTGCTGCACCACCACTTGCATATGCTTGTGAACCAACAGCAGAACCAGTAGAGGTTAATTGTTTAACAACAGTAGAACCTGCTGTAATACCTGTACCCGACAAAACTTGTCCAGCTTGAAATAATCCTGGTGTTACGTTACCAAGCGTTATTATTGAACCAGATGAACTGTTTCCTGTAGCAGATACCCCAACAGCAACAAATGAACTTAAAGTAACATATTGAGCTGGGCTATTTGCGTTTGCTGGGTTAGTTACTGCATATCCATGAGCTGACGAAAATGTTACTAAAGACTGACCACCATTAGATTGTCCAACAATAGAACTAATAGTCGGAGTAGCTGCACTAATAGTTAAAGTCTGTGATGTACCACCTGTAGCTGCGGCATTGGTTTGGTCAAATATATCTGCGCCCATAGAACGCATACGGAATGACATAGCTGGATAGCGAATTGCTGAAGCTGGAACTGAACGATTCTGAGTCTTAGCATTATTACCATAGGAATATGTAAAACCACGTTGCTTATCAATACCACCTTCGATAAGAACAGATACCCCATAGTGAGTCATTAAAGAAGCACCACTGCTTCCATTATCACGTTGCTCATAGCGAACAGGGAGGTTACCAGTACGGCTCCAAGGTCTAACTTGCGGAACACCATTGATAGTAGCATTACCTACACCAACTTGATGAAGAACCCAAGGCTCTCCGTTCATTGTTATACCCCAACGAAGTGAACCTGCACCGTACCAAGCATACTCCATCCAAATCATTTGGACTTTAGTCCAATCTAAGTTATCACGGATTTGCTTACTACCGTTCCATTGAGAAGCGTCAATAACTGTATCAGTTGGTAATCCAGAAGCATCAGAACGAATAACAACACTCATTGCATACGGATTAGTAGGCGTTGGAGAGCCGCTTTGCAGAAAGAAAATGCCGTTGGAATCATCAAAAATACCAACACGTTGTGTTTGGCCAGTAACAGAAGAGCCAAAGTTTACGTTAGAAGCCATGTACATTGTCTTACCAGGCTGATAACGATGGTAAGGACGTGACTGACGAATAGTAATATCACCGGGAGTATTACCACCACCGATGTTCATTGAAACGCCACCTAGACCTGGGTTTTGAACAATATAAGCTTGTCCAGATACGTTTTGGATATACTGCTCCCAACGCAGGGGCTGAACGCCGTACTCAAAGTCAGCGTCATAAATATTTTGCGATTGTGATACTTTTAGCTTACCAACAACGTCACGCAAACGTTGAGGAGCGATAAATTCTGCTGCGCCATCAATACCTTGCCAAGCAGTACTTGGGGTTTGAGTCCCCATAGCACCCGTTTGGTTATTGGGCGAGAAGAAATTGAATAAATTTAAACCCATTTTAGCTCCTTAGATTATTTAAAAAAGGGGGATATTAACCCCCTATTGAGTCATTAATCAAAGTTACCGTATGGATAAGCAGTGCTAGAACCAATATTCAAATCTTGTTGGGCATATTTTAAAGAAACAGCAATTTGACCAGATGTTGGAGTTGTTAAACTAGTATTAGTAATCTTCAATGTAACAACAACTTGTGAGAACCATGTAGGTTGTGTACCAGGTTGCAAGTTTTGTACGTCTTGTAATGTACCAAAAGAACTAACTAATTGTGAACCTACAAAAGTTGCTGTGCCACGAGTAGCTGAAGTAATAGCAGCCATAGTAGCGTATACGCCAGAAGAAGTAGCAAAGTTGTTAGAAACATATGGTTGGATTGAGTTAGCAGTAACTGATCCATCGGTTGGAAGTACACCTACGTCAACAATAACGTCGGTAATATTTGAGCCTTGTGGCAATAAGAAAACAGCACCACGATAGATAGTGCCAGAAGCATCAGCTGTCGGTGAAGAAGCAGCAGTGGGGCCGTTTGTGCTATATGCACCAGCTTGAGGTGTCCAAATTGTAGCAGCCCTATTTGGAATGCCGTTTGGAGTTACAAATGTACCTGAACCGCCACCGTAGTTAGTAGTGTTAGCTGAAGTTACAGAAAAGTCTAAAAAAGCTTGTTGCGACAACAAAACTGGGCCAACGTCACGTTGTGGGCCAAAACGATTATCTCCAGCTAAAACTGGGCCTTCAAATGTACTACGTCCCATAATGGACTCCTTATGCAAAAGTTACTATCCCGATCATTGCATTGTCTGCTGGGGCAGTGGTGGAATAGTGGATTACCCAGATGTGTTATTTATACTACTTTTTAAAACTGTGTGCAAGTATTTAAAGGAAAAACCCCGCCTTTTGAGCGGGGTCCAAACTTATTTACGTTTGCTTAAAACTACGGATTAATATGAACCGTAGATACCGAGTGGGTCAGAGTAACCGAAGCTATAACGCTCACGGCTCTTATAACGCACATTGCCAGTATCAAAGTCACCGTCCATAGAATTCTGGAGAGGTGTACGTTCGAAATGCTTCAAACCGTTAGGTACATCAGTTGTCAAGAACCATGCATTAGTTGCAGTCAAGAAGTGGTTAATTGTGTAACCTTCTGGAACGGAACCGTTGTTCTTAATAGCGTTGATGTCGTTGTTGTTTGTACCAACACGGAGTTCTGTGTCGAGCAAACGAGTAGCAACGAATTGCAATGCTGGTGGAACAACCAATTTACGTGGTTTTGCAGCGATCAAGAGGCCACGCTCGTCAGTCCAAGCAGCGATCTGAATAACAGCATTTTCAAGTGCAGTTTCATTCAAGTCAGCAGGAGTAGATGGAGTGTTACCGTTTGTACCGCCGTTTACCAATGGGTGAGCAGTGCTGAACAATGTTTGACCATCACCACCAACAAAGGAGGCATTGAAACCATTGTTTAATACAGCAGCAGCTTTAACCTGTTTGGTATAAGCCATAGCACGAGCTAGACCTTTAGTATAGCGAGCAGATAAAGAATCGTAGAGGTTATCTTCGATTGCTTCTTCAGTCAAGCTAAAGCCAAGGGCGATAGTTTCGTGGTTGTAGCGAGCTGTCCAAGCTTCTTGTGCATTGTCATAAGCAATTGCAGAACCTTCATTCTTAACCGGAGCGGCTGAGAATCCAGACAGTTTTGTTTCTTCTTCAAAAGAACGCTCAGAAGTCTCTGTTTCGTAGATTTCTTTGTGTTCTTCACCATAGCGAGCATACTCTAATCCGAACAATGCATTCAATCCGGGGAGCAACTCTTTCAGTAGTTGTGCGCGTGAAATAGCCATTTAAAAGCTCCTTAATTAAACTGCAGTAGCAGAGTAGTAACCGTGATAACCGAAGTTAAATTTCACGAGTACTTCTGGATACTGTGTGAACACCAATGTCGAATTTGCTACAAAAGCTGCAGTTGGTGCTGCGTTGATGGTAACGGAAGTAGCGCCTGCAGTAGCTGCAGAAGATACATATGAACCGCTTTGGATAAGTTGACCAGCAGAGTCTAAAGAGCCTACATCTGTACCTAATACGAGTGCTTGTGGGAGGGCGCTTGTAGTCAAAGTAGTAGATGCACCTGATACGAAAGTAGCAGTGCCTAAAGAAACAGCAGTATCACGAACGATGTCGATAACGCGGAAAGGCAATGTAGCTGTGCTCAATGAAGATGGAACCAAGATTGAGTTAGCAGAGTCACCTGTGTTTGTGTTACCAGCAACAGTTGTAATACCACCAACGTTGGAACCGACCATTACTTGAGCTGCAGAACCGATAGTAGAACCAGCGGAACACATAACAGCCTTAATAACGATATCTGGGTCATCAGAAATGATTGCAGTAATATCGCCAGCAAGGATGCCGCCAGGATAGTATTGTGACCATAAACGTTGTTTAGTTGTTGGGCTAGTGTAGTAGCAACCCAAGAACACACCAGTAGTTTGGTTAGCAGTAGTTGCGGATGCAATTGATGCGCGGGTAACAAACCCGTTTACTTCTTTAATCGCGTCGCCAAAAAAGATTGCGGTAGCATAGTTGTACTGAATCTGCACATTACGTGTAGAACCAGAAAACACTTGACCACCGATCAAGTTAAGCGGCTTGTACCCATAGGGTGCTGGAACGATAGGATAAGCCATTTGAAACTCCTAAGTTTATTTAATTACCTTTACCAAAACTAGTCGATGATCTGCTTTCTTTAAAAATAGGCATTCTCGAATCGCTTTGGCGCATTAAATTATTATCTACAGCTTCTGTCTGAGCTTGGGTTTGCTTAGCATAATATTCCTGCTGCTGAACCAATAACTCTTCTGGAGTTTTGCAAAGTAATAATCCACCAATCTCAATATTGTCTTTAAAACGACTATCAGGATCAGTTAACAGTTTAAATTTGGGTTGTTCTTCGATTCTTACTGGCTCCCAACCTTCTCTTATTTTGGAAGAGACGTTGCGTGGGTCAGCTTTATCTAGCATCGAAACACGAATCCAACGATACGCATACCCAGCCTCTTTGTCAGGCTCTGGGAGTAATTCTGGGGGAGTCCACTGCTTAGGACGCTCCTGTGTTACACGGGTATCTAATTCACGAGTAATTCTGTTGTTAGCCATTATTGTTTCTCCAATTTCATTTGTTCACGGGCATACTGCTCTGGGGTTAAGCCTAGCTTTTTAGCAATCGCTTGCGCTGAGGTCGATAGTTTTACTTGTTTGGAAGATGTACTTCGAGTTGCGGGCGCAACAACTACTTTTGGCTTAGCTCTAGTAGGTTTTTGGGCCTCTGATTCGCTCTCTGCCTCGTCCTCTATAGTACTAAAGTACTCAGGGAACTTTTCCCGCATAGTTTTGTCTATGCGTTTGAAATATTGGTCGGTACCAACAATGTTCTGTCCGTACTCGTCTAACAATTCTTCATGCACACCAACAGCAAAACTGGACATAGCTTTTTTGGCGCCATACCAAGGATTATTGTCTAACCAAGCTTGAGTTTTAGGCTCAATTTTTGGCTTAGTGTTTTGCACTGACTCTATTGTTACATCGTTTTCAAATTCTTGTAAAGCACTAGGTCTAAACTGCCGAGCCTGCTGTGTCTTATAAGATGCTTCATTGAGTTGTGTCTGTGCTTCGACGATTAAGTTAGCATCTCCACTCTCCAATGCGTCTTTGTAAGCACGTTGGGCATTTTGTAGCTCAAGGTTAGCAGAGCTTTGTACAGTCTCAATATAGGATTTTTCGCCTGTAGAGAGGGTTGCACGGAGCCTTTTGTTCTCATCGAGTGCTTTTTTAGCTAAATTAATAGCTTCTTGCTGCTCTCTAAGGGCTGCTTCTTTGGCTCTACGCTCATCGTTCCATACCTTTTTATATTGCGCTAGGCGTTCTTTTTGAGCTTTAGGGTCTAATTCTTCTTCTGCTGGGTCTTCTTTTTCCAGCTTTTCCACAATTTCTTTAGGCATTGGTTGCCGATTGCGGTCTTCTGGGGGTGTATCGTCTTCGATTTCAATTTCAATATCTAACTCTTCGTTATCAATTTCATCGGGAAACTTAAATTCTTGCTCAGCCATTTGGGGCTCCTTAATTTGCACGTTTGATGCCGCGTGGGTCTTGTACTACGGCCTCTACGGAATCATCATTAATCATACGAAACTCACGGCCATGAATAAGTAGGCGTGTACCAGCATTGGGTCTGACCAATACAAAATCACCTTGTTTACACCACGGACCTGAGGGGAAACGCTCTTTATCAGAGTAGCAGTCTGGACCAAGCGATACTACGAATAGAACTGTTGCCAGCTTTTCTTCGAAGCTCATGGTTTGATCTGCTTTTAGAATGCCGCTTTCAAATTCCTTTTCCACTTCGGGAATAGCGCACATAATGCGATAACCTGATGGTGTCGGTACTTGTCGGGCTTTTTCATCGTCTGTTGCTTGAAATTTTACTGAACCTACTATTTCTGGATTATCGGGGTTTGAGCCGATAAGGATTTCAGTCATCTGAGTGCTCCAATTGTTTTGCGAGGTCTTCAATGATTGCACATGCAGCTTCTAGACCTCGAATCTGTCCACATGTGTACCTATATTCCGCAAAGTCTGTACAGGCGCCACGGGCTAATGCTTTTTGAAGCATCTCCATACGTTCCTTTAGTTCTTTGAGGTAATACTCGTTTAGATCCATTATTCTTTACCTTTTGGGGTTTGATTACGTTTTTGTGCTTCCATTTGCGCTATTGCTTGCTCGTGTGTGAGCCTTGCTTGATGGGTTTGTGCTGCAATTTGATCCTTAGCTTTAGCTACATCTACACCAATTCTTAGGCCATCTGTTGCCTGTCTTGCTGCTAAATTAGCCTTATCGTTCTGGACTTTTGCTCCAATATTCATACCAGCAATCTTTTCTTGAGACTGGATACGGGCACGTTCAAGTTCAATCTGGTCAGCTTTAGCAGAGGCATCAGCAATCATCTTCTTCTGCTTAGTTTCAGCATCAAGCTTCTTAATAGCGAGTTCTTGTTGTTGCATTTGGACAATCGGATCTTGCGCTGCTTGCTGAGCTTGTTGTGCTGCAATTGCTGTCTTATTCTGGTTAAGAATAACTTGAGATGCTTGGGCAGCAAGTTGAGAGATATGAACTTCCATAGCTGGAGGCATACCTTGGTCTTCTGGGGCATCATCTGGATGGAACGGCAACTCAACACCCATCTGGGCTTCCATTTGTTTACGATACTCATAGGCAATATGCTCATTGATATGCGCAGTCATAGCAGCCATAAGGGTTTGTGCTTGTGGGTTTTGGCCAATAAGCTGAGCAATCTTAGGGTCTTGCATTGCAGACTTATGTACCATGATGTGTGCCTGATGGTCTTGATATAAAAACGCACGGACAGGTTTGCTCATCAAAATGTTCTGGTTCTCAGTGATCGGATCTTCTGGCTTATGGTCATCAGGTAACTGAACTAACTTAGCTGCATTCTTAACGCCAAGAACTTCTAACATCTGACGGTGTAGATACGGGAGGTTATATAACTGTGGTGCTTGTTGTGCTAACTGCATTACTGCTTGGTACTGCACAACCTTTTGTGACATGGTCGCTGCATTAGGGTCGCTAACTGGAATAACTTCTACTAAATCATAGTCAGACCGTTTAGCTTTGCGCTCACCTTCCTCTGGCTCATACTCATACTCATCAGGGGTGTAGTCACGAATAATGTCGCGCAGAAGACAGAGCTCCTTCTTCAATGCATAGTGGATGCGGGCTTGTACTGCGGACATAACTTTCAGCGTACGTTCTAGAATTGCTAGAGTTGTACCAACGGGAGCCTGGGCGGACATATCACTAACTTGTAAGTCAGCTGCGCCTGCAAAACCACGACCTTCTGTAATAATCTTATCTAATAACCCTGCTAATACTTGACTTGGCTCTTTGTATGGCAACGGCATGATGTTGTCACGCATTGTGCCACTAGGAACATCTACGTCCCTGAACTCGCCGGGGGCGATGGGGGTGTCATCACCTTTGACTCGCAAGCCACGGGTCTTAAAGCCACCTGGCAAGTTTGCAAGTGATCCGGCGTCGACAAGCTGACGTAAGATAGAAGTACCACTCTTAGCAAATGCCCCAATAAGATGAATAAGGCCAAAACAATAGAAGCCAAAACCAGGTATATACCCGTAGTGGACGAAGTGCGATCTTGCTTTCTTGAGTTCATCTTCTGGTCTCCAATTTCTGCGGATAGCTAAAACCGTCTGGGTAGCTTTCTCTATTGTCACAATGTATGGAAGTGCTATACCAGTCGGCTCGCCTTCGTCATCTAAGTCCTCATACCCTTCAAGGTCGAGGTTAACCATCATCTCTAATATCTTATAGCGGCTATCTACAGAGGCACGAAAGCCCATCTTCTCTGCAATTTTCTTCTCTACTTCATCAAAGCTATCTACTGGCTCTGGTAAATCAATATCTAACCAAAAACCTGCGTGTTGCAATATGCGAACTTCATTCTCTGTCTTGCGCATTACATGCGTTACCCGTGGAGCTGTTTCAAGGCTCGAAGCGCCGTACGGCACAACTAAGTCTTCCGCTGGGACAAACATACTAACTTGGCGGTTCAATGATGGGTCAAAGTAAACCTTTTTAAACGCATTACCTGAAAGACCTAAGCCCCACAACATTCGCTCTGTTTCTGGGCGGTACTCTTCCATTACATCAGTTAACTGATAGTTCATGTCATCTTGGACACGAGTTGCTGCATCTTTTTTCTCTTGTGTTTCTTTACCAATGATCTGGGTTTTTACAGGGCCCGATGCAGGGAATATGCTGGTAATTGTTTCTGCTTGGAACTTAACTAGGGTCTCGGAAAGCAATGGATGATATACACCACAAGCTCCAGGCCACGGCTCCATACGCTCTTCAATGTTCATACCTAACAACTGTAGACCATCTACATACGTCTGAATCCAGTCTTTACGAGAGGATATATCTTCCTCAAATTCGCCAAGTAAATCACCAGCTAACATCTGCAACTGGCCTTCTGTAAGATACTCAGCTAAGTTATCATCAAAGCCTTCTTCGTCTTCACCATCTTTTTCCATGTGCAATAGAGACTGCCCGCCAATACCAATGTCTACAGACTCTGGGTCTTCAATCGAAATCTCAAGGGGCTCTTCTTCCTCCGCTGCTTGGTTGATTCCTAGTGGTGCTGCGTATAAACCTTTTTCCATTGCCATAATTATTTCCTAAGTGTTGCTCTGTTTGTCTTTGGGTCGTACTTAAATTCTGACGGAGTTCGCCCAGATCCTTTTGATGCTCTATCTATTGCACGTTCTTTAGCGGTCATGTTGTCACGTTTCTG